TTGTTTTCTTTTGTTGCGATTGACTTATGACGGTTGCGAGATCGCGCTCGGATATGACGGAGCCTTGAACATAAACATTGATGTCGCCAGTGCCGGCAGTTTTGAGGTTCATCGGTAAGCGAGAACCGATAGAGGTTAGGGCGTTGCCGCTGATAGCTGCCTGCTTTTTAAGGTTTGCAACAATAGCAAATTGAGTAATAGCATCTTGTTGCTCTGTTGTCTTAATGCCCATTTTGGCAAGAATATCGTTATATTTAATTTGAGTTTTTGTCAGTTTTTCTTTAGCACTTGCGCTTTTCTTTTCAGCAGCAGTTAAACTATTTTGTGCTTTAGTTATTGCATTGAGCAGAGATACTTGCGGAGTAATCTTATTTGTTGAACTTGTCAAAGAAGAGACTGATCCCGTTGACATCGCATAATTGCCTATTGCGCCTGTTTTGCGCTTTCGTGCTTTATTGCCTTCAGATTTAAGACCTGCATAAATAGCCGCAGCACCGCCGACGGCTGCAAGTGCGGCAGTAGCAGCAACGACTGAAGCGCCGCCAGTTGCGAAAGCAGTCGCAATAGCGGCTCCTGCTGCAGAAGCGCGAAGTGCTACAAAGGCAGAACTGAGGGTTTTTATAGTAGTAATAAATGTTGCAATTTTACCAAGCGTGAACATTGTCGCTAAAACGGCAGCAAATCCTTTTATTAATCCCATATTATTGGAAATCCAATCGGCCAATTGAATACCAGCTAATACGATTTTCACGACCGCATCGCTCACAACCTGTAAAGCATTAACTAATTTAGTGCTATTTGTAGCAATCCAAATCTCTAATTGTGGCAATACTTTGTCTTGAATGACGCGGGCAAATTGTTCAATGACTGGAATTAGCTTATATCCGAGTGTTTCAAGGATTTCGCTATAACGAATTCGCAAAATTCTGAGGCGGTATTCCAAAGTATTAGCACGAGTTCCAGCAGCGCCTTGTGTTGCTTTTTGAACTTCGGCAAAAATTCTAGATAAATTTTTAGATTTAATTGCGGTTGCATCAATGCTTGGAACGAGTTTTTGTAAAGTCTTGAAATTACCTTGTAGGGCGCGAGTAACCGCTTGAGTAGCAGTTCCCAAATCAGTACCAGAAAATGCGGAAACATCAAGGGCAACGCCAAGCAACTGCTGGGCGGCAGCAACATCGCCGGTCACGGCAGCCAATCTGCTTAAAGCAGGGCGCAAATCGTCGTCAGCAACGCCAACCTGAAGTTGTAATTTGGAAATGTAATCTTCAACCGAAGCAATGGCAGCGTCAGTGGCACCGACAGTATTACGAAGAGAGTTAGCAAGTAAGGCTTGGCTTTTCTGATCGGCAATTGCCGCCTGCACAGCGTCCTTGCCAACCTTGATAGCAAAGGCACCGACAGCGGCTGCGGCAATGCCAAACGCCCGCGCCGTCTTGGCGGCAAATGCGTCAAATTGCTTGCCGAGTTTATTTATGTCTCGTTGAGCGGCTTTGGAACCTTTATCTGAATACTGAGTGAGTATTCGGGCGACTACTGCCCCAACTGCCATAGTTATACTCTCTCTCTATTTAATGCGTCCTGCAATTTTCGTTTTGCTTCATCAAGAGCGGAGACAACTTTACGCTGTATCTCCGACCGCTTGCTATCAACTGCTTGCCATACAAGGCGTGAAGGATTTTTTATTTCATCCGTCAAATTACGAATGAATAGAATACCTGTGCCTTTACCAGTTGATTTACGACCGGCAACTTCAATGATTGCACCAGCGGCAGATTTATTAACGAGTGCGCCAGCACTGGTTGTGTAATCGCCTCTGACTTTGCCTTGTGCTTTTGTTTTTCTAATTCCTTGTTGAATCATGCCTTGAGAATAAGCAGGCCAGCCTCGACCACCGCGAGTGCGAGGTGCTATCGCATCTGTCTTGCGCCAACCCTTCATTGGAGGGTCGGCTTTGACAAAGCCTCTAGCTGTTCGCTCGGCATCCGTCAAGGCGTTATTAATGACTTTATTAAAATTCTTTACAGCATCTTTATCAAATTGTTTTAAGGCATCGACAGTTTCTTTAATACCTGTCAGCACAACAACTTCATCTGCCACGTTCTAGCGCCTTTGACCTTTCTTTGATGTAAATGACGATTGCCTCCAAAATGCCGTCAGGGGCATCAAGGAGATCAATTGGAGAAATCCCCGTCTCCACCGCGATTGCTGCTACTTGGTAGGTCAGACTTTCGCGGTGGATTCGGAAGAAGGGTCGGCATCCAATTCTGCGCTTTTGATTGTGTCTAAGAAATCAGGCCAAGGTTTTACAACCACACCTGATACCTGCATTGCTTTCCAAGCAAGCCAATAGACGTGTTCAATGCGCTGTTCTTCGCCAATAAGTTTCGGTAATCCTTTACCAAAGTTTTGTTCAAAAGCCACAATTACTCGTGGCGATAACTTGTAAGTATTTACCGAATCGTCATTGAGTGTTACTTTGATAGACAAGCCGTCCATCATTACCCCCTATTTATTGTCAGGATGTTGCTTTTGTGATTGCACCTGAAATTGGCCAGGTGACAGAGCCAGTTGCCAATTCACCGACAGCGCCATTGAGAATCGGATATTCCGAAACAAGAGCGTTGAAAGTGTATTTTGGATTTGTTGCCGTTACTGAATTTGATGTTGGACGAACTTCCATATAGACAGTCGTTCCAAGTGTGTTTGTTGCTTGTGACTGATAAATAATTTGCTCAAGAGCGCCTGAAGCAAAGTCTGCCTGAAATTCAATTGTGATGCTGTTGTCTGCCAAACCTGCAACACGCTTGCGGGCGGTATCGCCAAACGCCGTCGTTTCGATAACGTCATAAGTTGTGTTGAGGCTGACGGACGTGATGTAATCAGAGATGTCAGAGCTGCCAAAGGCAACATAGGCATCGGTTAATACAAGACGGGCCATTATTTTTCCTTCTTCTATAGAGACGGGTTGTTACTTCTATCCTTGTCCCCATACCGTGACTCGGTATCGGTAGGATAGAAATTCTTGATCGTTATTTTGATATGTGCCTGATTCAGCGGAAGTAACTCGCAAGGTATTGCAGGCACCGCCCAATGTCAGGTCTGATTCGATGGCGGCTTTGACCGAGGCAGAGCCTGAGCCGGCAAGGTATTTATCAAGGGCATCTTGTCCTGTGCGCTCAGAGAAGCGTTGAACGATGACGAAAACATCGACGTTTGCCTGGTCTAAACCTCGGCTGTTGTTCAAATCAAAGGTTAGGTCTAATTGGCCCACAATGGCGCATGGAGGCACGATTACGTCAGGTATGAGGTCATATACCCTCATGCCCTTAATCGTGGCTATATTGGCCTTTAATCCGTTTCTAACGGCACTTGGGAGCATTAGTAAGCCAACCCTCTGACTTTCTTAAAGGGGCGAATGAGAGCCTCAACATCTGGATCAAGGCGCGAGGATAGACGGACCGTTCCCAGTTCGGGGCTGCCAGCAATGCCAAACGGCGACTGACGGCGTATAAACAGGCGCGAAGCCTGAATCTTTGTTGCAAGCTGAATCTCTTGTGGAACCGATGACCAACCCCATGCACCAGTAATTTTGACTGATTGTGGGATTTGGAAAGGCCAGACGTAAGCGCCAACAGCAACAAGACGATTATATGGCCAACCTTTGCGCGGATTGTTTATGGGTTCAACCACAAAGTCTGAGGTTGCCCATACTGTCGTATAAGTAAATTCTAAATCATTATCGGTAGCGACCGATGTAATGGAAACAATGTCATCAATGTTAAGACTGATTGCATCTTCAGGGGTGTAATAACGCGATACTGGCGAGCCAACAGTGCCATCTTTGTAAAAGAATCTTTGAGTGTAATCGTCAATCATGCGTGAGGCAGACATGATAGCGGCTTCAAGAGAAGCGTTATCTACTGAGTCGTCAATTTGCAACGAATCTTTCAATTCGCTCAATGTGCAGTAGCCATTTGTTATTGCCACCGTTGCCTCTTTTCTTTCTTGGGTGCGACCGCTCGTTCAAGTTTAGGAATTGCTGTAGCGGTTTCTTGCCGCTTTTTTCTTATGCGTTTTCTCGTTGCCATTTTTTGTGATGCTTGTCTGTTAGCCAATAATCTTTTTGATGAGGCAATATAACGCCTGTGTTTGCATGAATAGGGAATCCTAAACTACGAATCCGACGGGAGAACAATAAATCTTCGCCTATCCATTCACCATTGATGGGACCATCCCAAAACCAACACCAATTTTTGCCCTGATTAGGGTCTGCCTGTTCGCGCATTTTTTCTAAGACGCTTCGATGAATAAGAACGCATCCAGTACCGCAAGCATCGATTTCAAACACCGCATCTTCATCGTAATTATTGAGCGGCAAAAATCCTTTAGGACTGTCTTGAAATATGACTGGCACAGGTTTGGGATAAACTGATTTTGGATCGTTAAACGAAGCAAAAACTAAAGCTGCTACAACTGGCCGTTCTTTGTCATGCGCTGAATCTATTAATTTGTCAAAATTTGGAATACTTAATTGTTCATCAGAGTCAATCATCAAAAGCCAGTCTGACTTTGTTGAATCCAAAAACTGAGCAACCATTCTGTTGCGTTGCTTGCTAATCATGCCAGAGCCTTTGACCCTGACGAATGGTCCGAGTCTGTCGCCTCTCGCCTGTGCAAGTTGAATCATGGTGTATGCGTAAGCGCCATTGACGGAGCCGTTGTCGCAACTACCAATTGTTACCTTGTGTGTTGTTTTCATTGATTCCCCCGAATCATAAGAAGTAGGTGAGTGAATCAGTCGGGGGAGTCTGACTCACCCACCTACAATTTTTAACTAACTAAAACGATGGTGCTGCAAGTCCAGCGCCCGAAATAATCGAGGCTGCCTTTGCATAACGCTCTGCGGTGAAGGCTGCGAAGCCGTAC